TGAAATCGAAGCAAAGTATAAGACTGAACCGGTGAACCGTATTTCTATTCCATTGGAACAAGATATAGTGAACATTCAAACTGCTTTCACGGTCGGCACAGAACCGTCTATGGATTGCACTCCGACTGATGATGATGAAAAGAAGCTGCTGGATGCGGTAAAGGCTGTATTTAAATCCAACAAAATCAAATACCAAAACAAGAAGATTGTCCGTGCCTGGCTCTCCGAACAAGAAGCGGCAGAATATTGGTATGTTACCGATGATGATTCGTTTTGGGCAAAGTTTTGGAAGAAAGTTAAGACTACGTTCGGTGGCAAGGTCAAGCCCACCAAGAAACTGAAAAGCGTGTTATGGTCTCCGTTCCGTGGGGATAAGCTTTATCCGTTCTTCAATGATGAAGGTAAGATGATTGCTTTCTCACGTGAGTACAAGAAGAAGCTCATGGATGATTCGGAGATAACTTGCTTTATGACTATCACTGATAAGATGGTCTATCAGTGGGATTTATCTAAAGGGTATGAAGAAAGAACGCCTTTTACTCATGGATTCCCCAAACTACCGGTTATCTATGCCTACCGGCCAGAGGAATATTGCAGGAAGATTAAGACCTTCCGTGTACGACTTGAGAAGCTGTTATCCAACTATGCCGATTGTATCGACTACCATTTCTTCCCATTGCTGAAGTTGATTGGTGATGTTGAAGGCTTCATGGGAAAGATTAAAGACAGGATGGTTAAACTCACCGGGCAAGGTGCCGATGCCCAATACCTAACGTGGAACCAAGCAAATGATACCGTAAAATTTGAGGTAGAAACCCTCTTTGAGAAAGCATATTCTATGACGAATACACCACAAATCAGTTTTGAAAAGTTGAGCGGTGCTGGAAATGCCTTGTCCGGAGTGGCTTTCGATTACGTGTTTCTTTCGACACATTTGCAAGTTCAAAATCATGCCGAGGTGATAGGTGAGTTCTTGCAAAGGCGTGTGAACTTCATAGTCTCTGCTTTAGGCTCTATAAATCCATCTGAATTTAACAAAGCATCTGAAACGATAGATATTAGTACAGAAGTTGTTCCGTATCGCCTTGACAATTTAGAAGATAAAGTCAATGTAGCTGTAAAAGCTGTATCGGGTGGTGTATGGTCGCAACGACATGGAGTAATGTTCGCTGGAAATATTGACCGCATCGAAGAAGAAATCGCAGAGATAAAAGAAGAACAAGAAGAAAAAAGAAACGCTGAAATGCAGAAACAAAGCATAAAGAAAGGGGAGTGAAATCACTCCTCTTTGTATCTCCATTGATAGCCCTTGTGCTTCTTTATTTTCCCATTACAGCACATTGAAATGCCCGAATGGTGCGCACCAGTTGCGCGTGTCGCTTCATTCAAACTATCAAATGAATTTATAATTTTGCCGTCTTTTAATTGTAGAACAGCTCGTGAATTATGGTGGTTTTTGCCAGTCTTTTGCTTTCTACCAAGAACCCTATATGCGTGTAGTAAGTTTTCACCATCAGTAACCCATTCAAGATTAGTAACGCAATTATTGGTTTTATCACCGTCTATGTGGTTTACTTGTGGTAGGTTTTGCGGATTAGGTATAAAAGCATTTGCGACCAAGCGATGAACTTTAAATATGCGCTTTCTGCACCATACATTCAAATACCCCTTTTTGCTTTTTATGGGTATTAAAATGCGTCCATCTCTAAACCAATATCCTTTACCGTTCCAGCATTTCTTTGGCAAGGATTTTACCCTACCTAAATTTGATACTTGATAATCGTCTTCGTACCCTTCAATGTCTTTCCAAATTTCGTCCATACTTATTTCATTTAAGAGTGAATAATAAAGGCAGCCTTTAAAGTCGTGCAAAGACTGCCTTTGGATAATCGTGTTATCTCATAAGATTTGATATTGAAATAAGCCTTTCAATTAGCGTATCTTCTGATTCTTTAGTCATGCCTGTAATCATATAGCGTTTACAAGCTCTGAATGTCATTACAAAAACATCACGTTCTATTGGTTTATACTTTGTCATGAAAGCGTCCATACGTGGCGTATCAAATTGCCATAAATATTTGTATTGTTCATCTGTCAAACAATGTGTATTTATCTTTAAGCCATTCATGTAGAACTTGTTTTTAAAACGCACCAATCCGTTTCGTACCGATAAATGAGAGTTGTTAAATCCTTTATTAAATATTATTGCAGAAGCTATTTTTATCAGCTCAAGAAATGCCACTTCTGTAAATGGTAGATATGGTTGCACCTTTTCAGATATACTTCTTAATTGGCAGAACTGCTTACCTGTTAAGCAGGTTATATAGTTGCCATAGGGGTCTTTTCTCATAATCAAGCTATCTTTATAAGGTTGCACTTCTTGAAACATCTATACTCTTCTTTTTCAGTGTCCCAGTACACTTGCAGATTGTCATTCGGCTTTCTGCCAGTACCCTTTATCTCACCGATAAGATTCTCTTTGAGAGTGCCAAAGGCTTGACGTAACGTGCCGTCAGTCTTTTTGAAGTAAAACTCTACTATCTTCACTTTCAAAGCTGCTTTCAGCTTAAAATTAGCCCATGCGCATTTTAACGCTTCACTCATTGAATAACCGTTCTTGCGAACAAAAGACCATGCCATTTGCATCACTTCTTTCATCTGACTTTTAAATTTTGTGCTCATACTCTTATATTTTATGTGTTATATAATATATTCTATTTTTATGCATACAAATATAGACTATATTATATAATTGACAATAATATCACTGTTAATAAAATATAATACGATATATTTTTATAAGGCGAAATTAGATTATAATATATAATGTGTATATTTGCGCCTGAAATCAAACTTATAATATATTATATATGGATTTACGAGTGAAGGAAGTATGCAAAGAGAAAGGTGTTACTCTTGCGGAAGTAGCATCTAAAATAGGTGTGGCTCAAGCGAGCCTTTCTAAAATGTTGGGAGGAAACCCTACTATTGGTACATTAGAAAAAATAGCTGATGCTTTGGGAGTGCCGGTTACTGAACTATTTGAAAAGTCAAACACTGGAGATATAGTAGGCTTTGTTAAAGTAGGCGATACCGTACATGAGGTGAAGTCTGCGGAGGATGTGAAGGATTTAGCTGGAAAATTATAATCTCTAATTATTAACCTTTATGAGTGATAAAGAAAGTATTGCTACAAAAATAATAGAAGCTGGTGGTAGTTTATCTGTAAAGAGTGCTTTAAATCCTATACTATGGCTGTGCGTAATGATTGACGTACCTTGTTTTATTCTTATTGGGATATTAAATCCCCCACCTACATGGTTGATAGTATTAACATTAGCTCCTGTTTGTGTTGCTTTATTTGGTTTCTTATTTTTACTATTTGTTGATCGTGATAAACTTCAATCGGAGGAATATCAGTTAAAGAAACGTTCTATGGAAATGTTTCAACAGAAAGGTGATTCAGAACCTACGTTGATTACAAGCGAATCAATGCTTGAATTGGAAGCTCCTGATGAATTAAGTGAGAATAAGTTAATAACAGATAAAAATAATTCTGCAAGATGAGGAAAGCATATTTATTAGTATACTCTGATAAAAATATCACAAGGGAACAAATAACTAAGTTTATGAACGAAAGTGATGTAATAATAACATGGAGGTATGATATGCCCAATAGTTATTATTTTATATCAGAAGAAAGTGCGAAAGATGTATCTATGGCTTTGAGAGAATCCTTATTTGAATTTCGACATATTATAGTTGAAATTGAAGACAATTATTGGGGATGGCTACCTAATGATACTTGGTATTTGATTAAAAATAAACGACTGAAAAAAAAGTGATGATTTGAACGACAAGGTTTCTACTGCCGTTTCCGCTGTCAGTGGTGGAATTTGGTCAACCCGTGAAGGTATCATGTTTGCCGGGAATGCTGATAGGGTAGAAGAGGAGCTTGCAGAAATCAAGGAGGAGCAAGCGGCAAAGAATGAGCAAATCGGAAATAAGGGACAGAAAAATGCCTCTTAGTCAGAAAAATTATAGGGATTATAATTTTAGTACAAGAAAAATAGAATATTTTGCGGCAACATCAAAGAATTGCCGCTAATTTTTTGCTTGAATAGTTGTAGGTAATTAAATAATTACCTATATTTGTAGGGTAATCAATAGAGAAAGGTATGCCAACGATATTTATTTTATTTGGTTTTCGTTTTATGTTTTACGCTAATGACCATGAGCCTATACATGTTCATGTAATCAAAGGGGATGTAAGTGCTAAATTCACTTTATTTCCAGTTACATTAATCAAAAATAATGGCTTGAAGTCATCTGAACTGAAACTTGTAGAATCAGTTATAGAAGAAAATCAAGAAGTAATAGCAGAGCATTGGAATAAATTTTTTAATAAATCAAAATAAGTGGTTATGGAAAATATCATAGTTGAAAAGGTATGGTTGACTGATACGGAGGTATGGATACGTACCACTGACGGGAAGGAGGCATGTGAGAAGTTTTCAGATTTCCAAAGGCTGAAATGGGCTACTCCTGCGCAGCGCGCAAATTTCACAACGAGCCATGACGGAATACATTGGAGAGAGCTTGATGAAGATTTGAGTTTTGAGGGATTCTTTCGGGAAAGGAAATCTAATCCTCTTTATGATTTATTTATAGCTCATCCTGAATTGAATGCTGCTGCCATAGCACGACGTTTAGGTATTTCTCAGAGTTTGTTTGCTCAATATGTAAGCGGAACAAAGAAGCCGTCTAAGAAACGTTTTGAAGATATTATAGAAACAATACGTTCAGTAGGGCGTGAATTAATGGCTGTACCGGCATAAGTTACAATACTTTATTTAGGCGTGATTCCATTCGGTTTCACGCTATGATAAAGCCGGAGAAATCCGGCTTTTATGATTCTTTGAATGTTACTTTAAATTGTACCATGCTTGTATCTACTTGGCTTGCTGTTCTTCCAGTAACATAAATATTTTGTATTTCTGGAACATTTTGTTTCAGAAAAGGCAATACCATATTAGCGATTATATTTGCACTCATTTTTTGTGGTGGATTGCAGCATATTTGATTGAATCCACTCAAATTTTCTTTGGTTAATCTTCCTGATAGGAAATTTTTACCATCATAATATATTGTAGCCATATTTCTATCCTTCTATCATGCTTTTTAAAATTTTCAAAGATTGTGTAAGGTCGGTTTCAACGAATCCATGTCGAAATAATCCACTTGCACTACCTTCATTTAAGGTGAGGTATAGTTCTTTATCTAAGTTTTGTGCATATGTTCTAACTTGATTTTCAATAATTTTCTTTTGATTATTATTTGCGAAATAATACTCATTATACTTTTCATTTAGATAGTTGAATATACCTTGTAGCTCTTCTCTATTCATATTATTACCTCCTATATTTATTTGTTTATAAATTTTCCGCTAACTTCTTAATATCCTCCTTGCTCGTAACCTTGTGGATGGTTCCGTCTAATTCGATGTAGCCATTTATGTTGGTCGGTTCCTCAAATAGTTCGGTTATTTTCACATTTAAGGCACTGGCAATTTTCTCCAAAGTATCTTTGGTTGGATTACCATTGATTGCCTTAGATAACCCCACGGCTGATAACCCTATTCTTTCTGCTAACTCTTTTTGAGTTATTCCTACTTGTTTGCAGATATCCAATATTCGTAACTTCATAATTATACTTATAGTTTATTCCTTGCAAATATATGAAATTATAGTATTAGTTGTTATTCTTTGGATGAAAATATACTATGTGTATATTGAATTAGCTTTTATTAACTGTGTAATATTTGTTTGTGTTATATTTATAGTTATGTTTGTATCGTAATGATAAAACTAAATGTTTAACGATTAGCATACATATAATTATGAAACGCTACAATTTATCTCAAATCATGAAAGACGCTCACAGCTTCTTTAGAAGTAATTCAAGAATGGGTAGAACCTTTGGCGAATGTTTGAAACTCGCCTGGGACTGGGCTAAAGATGCAATCAAGTGTAGAGAAGAACGTGAGGCTAAGATAAAAGCTATGGTAGCTAATCAGAAGCCCGTAGAACACACTTCTCAGATTGAGGGTAGACTTACTTGGTCTGACTGCTACAATGCGAATAGTAAAGGTTATATGGGTAGTCAGTATTGCGGTGATTGAAATCCAAGTAAGATAGAAATGAATGAAGTATAAACATTAAAATATAAAAGTTATGGCAACAATTGAATTAAGAGAAAGCGATAAGAGAAGAGCTGTAAATCTCAATCGTAAGAATAAGTATGGTCTTGATAGTGTGCAGATGATGCGTCTTATCAACTCACATCAAAAAGGCGATACTTATAAGCGTGCTTTGGTCGAGTATCGTTTGACTGATATAAACTTTCATCGTGAAGTTGAATTGCTTATTAATGGTAAGTATAACGAGTTGAAAGAACAGGTAAAAGAGTGGTAACTATAAAAGAAATGACTATGACACTAATAGCTGAAAATCAAGAGGTGAAAATCTACCAACATAACACGGTAGGTGGACGGATTAACGTATATCAGTTCAGAAACGGTAAATTATCATTCGGGGCTGAAAAAACATCAATACTGAATAGATTTGAGAAAACTCATGTATACGAGATGATATGTAGAGTACTAACACATAAAATATAACGATATGGCAGCAAATGAAATCAAAGTTAATTTAGACCTAATGAACGCATTAATTAAGTTGAGAGAGGCAAGTGTAGTCTTTGACGAGCAAACCGACATTATATCCCAAGAAAGCGGTAGAGAATACATTGAAGAAAGCAACACCTTCAATGAAGGTATTTACAAGTGCATGGACGCTATCAGTAAAATGATTGGTGAAAGTGCCGTAAATGGTGTATATAGCCTAATCCCTAATAGAATCTAACACGATTATCAAAAGGCAGTCCGCACGACTAATAAGGCTGCCTTTTATTTATTAACTTTAAAGCAAAAAAGAATATGGATGAAATTTGGAAAGACATTGAAGGGTACGAAGGAATGTATCAGGTATCAAACTTAGGCAGAGTAAAATCCCTATCAAACTCAAGAACAAGACATGAGAAAATATTAGTACCAATAAAGAATAAGGGGTATTTTTATGTGAGATTATTTCGGTCGGCAGAATGCAAAAGAGTATATATTCATACACTTGTAGCATCTGCTTTTATTCCTAATCCTTATGGTTATACAATAATAAATCATCGTGATGAAAATGGTCAAAATAATTGTGTAGATAATCTTGAATGGTGCACACATAAATACAACTTAAACTATGGCACTGTAAAACAAAGAATTTCAGATAAATTATTAGAGCATAATTCGGCAAGATGTAAACAAATTAATCAGTTCGACCTATTGGGTAATTTTATTAAAACTCACACATCTGCGTGTGAAGCAGAAAAAGAAACGGGTATTTCCTCTTCTTCTATAAGAAAATGTTGTAAAGGTGGTTATATACACAGTAAGTATAAAAAATGGTATAAATTAACTCATGCAGGTGGTTATATTTGGAAATATAAAGAATAAAAGCTCATGGCGTGATAACAATCACGCCTTTTTTTATACCATTTTACGACAATCGTTTTATTGTCGTGTATCACCTATCTGATAATTTTTCACCTTCTTTATAAATAACGAAATTTACCGTAGAAATTTATAAATCAAATTCATACGGTATGACAATCTTAGAACAAATCTTGGCAGGGCTACAACAGAAATTCGCTGGGGTGGACACTGCTATCTTAACCCGAATCGCTACTAAAAAGGCAGAGGGTGTAACGGACGAGACAAAGGTAAACTCCATTGTTGAGGGTATCAGTTTTTCGGACGTGCTTAACTCCTATGGTGATTTCCGTGCCGGGGATGCTTCCAAGACCGCAGTTTCCAACTACGAAAAGAAACATAACCTTAAAGACGGTAAGTCAATTGAGAATCCTAATCCCAATCCTAACCCTAATCTGAAGCTGGAAGATAAGACGGACGACATGGCGGCTATTATTGCTAACGCAGTGAGTGCAGCCGTTAAACCTCTTTCTGATAAGCTCGCTCAATTCGAGACAGAGAAGTTACAAGCTACCCGGCAGGAGCAGATTATGGCAAAGGCAAAGGAGTATGGTATTCCCGAAAACTACGCCAAACGATGCGCCATTAAGGACGATGAGGACTTGGACGCATACTTCAAGGACTTGAAGCAGGAGTTCGCAAATGACGGCTTCAAAGGCGTAACCCCTCCCGAATCAGCGGAAGCGAAGATTGAGAAAGAATCTGAATCTATCGCCAAGATGATTGATGAGGGAACGAAAACTATTGTTGAACAAAACAAGAATTAATTATGTCAGCAGGATTTAAGTATGACTTGGTTCCGCCCGTTGAGCAAGAGGAACGCTACGATGTCCAGACCGGTATTCGTAGACGTGGTCCGTTCAAACTTGATACGCAGAACCTGGTAGTGGGAAGTTTTCTTCCCGGATTTACACCGATTTATGCAGACTTGAAAAACAAGTTCGCTTATGCGGTAATCAATGTGAGAGTTGCGGAAGCCTATACCACTGGTGGAGAGGCTTTGTCTATCAAAGTAGCCAAGAACTCTTTGGCTTATGTGGGTATGTTTGTCGGAAGCGGTAAGAAAGGTGCAGAAGTAACGGCAATTGATAAGTCTAATGCCGGTTATGATGTATTGACTATTAAGGCTGCTTTTGGTGAGAATATCGCCAAAGATGCCGTATTATTCAATGCGGTTGCAGTTGATGGTTTAAAACAAAAGCATGTAGCTAATTCGGCTCTGTTTAACCGTACAAAGGTTGAGGACGGAATCACATTGGTTTCATTGCTTCGTACAGCCGCAGAGATTGAACCTTCAAAATTGGTTATGCCGTTCTCTGAGAACGATAAAGCCAACATGAAGGGATGGTTTGAGTTTAACGAGTAAGGAGGTAGGATATGTTTTTAACGATTCAAACATTATTCGATGATGCGAACATCGTTTCCGCTATCATCAGACGTGTGAACCAGACACGCAAGGACACAATCTATTGGCAACAGTATCTTACTTTCCGCAGAGTAACTACTCGTGTGTTCAAGGATTATATCGGTTCTGTAACCGGAGTTATGGCCGGCTCTATCAATTCACGTTTTGGAGAGAAACCCATTCGTGAACGCAGGAATATCGGTTCAGGATATGGTGAGATTGCCTATTTGGGTGATGCTTATCAGATGTCTATTGACCGTCTTTCCGAATTGCAGGATTTGATTGACAAGTTCAATGCAGCTAAGCCAGCCGACCAAAAGGCTGCAATGGAAGAGATTGTAAACTTCCTGGCAGACGACTACCGTCAGATTACCCTTGCTGCCCACAAGCGTATGGATATTATTGTCGGTGCGCTGTTGATGCTTGGTGAAGCCACCGTTTACAACAAAGACGCTGCAATCACTTCCGGTCAGACCAATAATAAACTGCTGGAGATTACCCTTCCGTTCAATTTTATCAAGCCGAAAAGTGGAGATGTGGTTGTGGACGGAAAGAATATGTTTATCTCTTATTTGAGAGAGAAACTTCATTCCTTGGCACCGGACTATGGCGTTTATGCCAAGATGGTTATGACTCGTGCATCTTTCAACAAGCTTATTCTTGGTTCATCTGAATTTGGTGAGCAGTACAAGATGATTCTCGGCAGCAACGAAATGAAGTTGAGTACGGGATTGGTTTCCTCTTCTTTGGCTTCCGAAGTGTTCACCGGCATCGGTTTGCCGCGTATTGAAATCAAGGAGGACTACGTGAAAGACCAGACGGGAAAGAATGTGCAGATTTACGCGGATAACCGTATTACTCTGTTACCTTCTGACAACATTGGTTATATGCGCCATCATACCCCGTATGAAGCGACAGACCCAGTACAAGGACGTACTTATATCCCGTCAGAGGGGCAGATGCTTATCTCCAACTACCGTGACAAAAACGGTCGCTACATGGAATATACGGCAGAGTGGATTCCGCAGATTTCCAATCCAGATTTGATTACCAATTTCGATTTGAGCGAAATTGCATCCATTCAATCAGCATAAGGGGGTAGGATATGAAAGTAAAGGTTATATCAGTTTTCCGCGACAAGTTCACCGGAAAGTATTATACTCCCGGTGAAGTGATTGAAGTCGGTGAGGAAGCCCGTGTGCTGGATATGGAAAGCCGCAGACTCGCTGAACGGATTGAGGTAAAAAATCCCGAAGTGAAAGCCCCTGAAGAAAAGAAAGAGGTGAAAATTTCCCTCTTTGAAAAGGAGTTTGAGAAGAAGACTTTGGTTGATGCCTTGAAGTCCATCGGCGTACAGGCTTCCGGCAATATGAAAGAGGAAACTCTTTTGGTTAAGGTTACAGAACTGGACGAAGAAATGACTTCCAAACTGAAAGAAGCATTGGGTATTGAGTAAAAGGATAGGGTAGTGTTTCTACCCTTCCATTGTCTAATTTTATAAATCAGAAAAGAAATGAAGAATTTTATTTTTGCCATGTGTGGCTTTTTGATGATGTCTTTGGTTTCGTTGAGCGTGCAGGCATCAAGTGTGGAATCTCTCAAGTGTAAATACGTGAATCCATCGGTTGATGTTGGTCTACCGGATATTCCGTTTATCACTTTGGAAGCGGCTCCGGTTGATTGTGTTGTACTGACCATGACGCATCCCATGTTTTTGGTTGCAAACGCTCCGGCTATGATGTGTTCGATAAAAGAGGGAATGGCTATTCAAGGGGTACGAATTAATGTTCCCAAATGTCCGTTCAGATACATCTATAAATCTAAACATTGTACGCATTATAGCTATACCGCATATAGTAAACTGATTACACCATATTGATTGATAACAGTCATGAGTAACAAGGAGTTTGTATTAAGCGTATTTGATAAGAATCCCCCGTCTAATCTTGTAGTTGAAAATATACTTTCAAGAACGGGATTGGATGGCGAAGAACCTTTTGCCGAGGAAAATAGGGCAAGATTAGAGGTCGCTTGTGCCAAGCAAATTCCGTGGATGATACAAAATCCATCTTCGGTCAGCGAAAGCGGATTTTCTGTGTCTTGGTCTAATCATGTTGATAGCCTAATGAAATTGTACTCATGGCTGTGTAAACAGTACGGTTTGAAAGACGAACTGGGTAACAAACCTAAAGTGACTTTCTTATGATATTCGCTCCACACATATTGCAGGTAAAAGTTATCACTCCGATGGATAAGGATGAGTTCGGAAGACCTATTCCCGGTACCGGTGGTGAAAGCTGGCAGGAGGTGTGCAAATGCCGTTGTGATGATGTGAGCGCGGAAAAGAAAGTATCTATCAATGGTGCTTTGTATGATTTCAAGTACAAGGTAGTCTTTGACAAGCCGTCAAAGGTTGAAGCAGGTGAAGAGGTTCGTTGTTTGAATGCCGATGGAAGCATAAGAGGTGAAGGAGTTGCTAAAAGCCCTTTGGAAACAAACTATTTTTCCTACAGAGTAATATGGTTGGAATAGATGCAGACTTTTCGGATGTTGATCAGTTCTTTGAGGACGGAACAAGCGAAGTCGTTGCTGGCATGAAAGAAGAGGGAGAGGCATTTGTTGAAGATGCAAAAGCTACCGGAAACTATCAAGACCACACAAAACATTTGAGAGAATCGAATGATTATGAGGTTAATGAAGATGGCTTAATTCTGAAAAACGAAGCTGATTATGCTTCATTCGTGGAATCCAAAGGATTTGAAGTTGCAGGAAGTGCAGCGATAAGGACAGAAAAAAGATTGAAAGATAGATTTGAACGATGATAGTAACCACCGACATAGGAAACATCCTCTACCGGGACTGCAAGATTTTCGGAATAGACATAGTACCAGCAGGAGAAACGCTGACGGGTGAATTGAAGTCCGAAAGGATTGTCATCCACACGAAGAAACAACAGCCGGGAACTTATTGGAAGAAATCTTTCGCAGAAGTGAATCTATGTGTACCCAATTTAAGCGAGAATGAAGCGAACACAATCCGGCTTAACGAACTTGAAAGAAAGGCTGGCAAGCTGTTTGATGATGTAGTAAGCACCTATGATGGTATGACATATCGTTACTCTATTGATTCTATCGGTACAGAAGCGGACACAGCTTTGAAGTGTCATTATGTGAATGTGAGAATTTTGTTTAATGTATTAAATGTAAAATGATATGATTACAGCAGTAGAAATTGACGAACTGTATTATGCAGAACCGATTAAAACGGTTACTACTCCAGCTGCCGGATTAACAGGCGCAGAAGTAGCCACCATCTTGAAAAACGCAGCAACGAAGCGGGTCAAGAATGTGCATGGTGACACGTATCAATACGAAGAAGCAGAGGCAAGTGTAACTCGTTACAAAAACGCTTTGACTGGTGAGTACTACCGGGAAACGTCTGAACCGGGTGAGGTGAAAATCAACTTCACCATTGGTGAGTATGATTATGCTACAAAGGCTGATTTACAAGGTGGTAAAGCCACAGAAAAGAATTGGGAAAGAGGCAAGTATAAGCCTATTCATAAATGTGTGATTGGTAAAACCAAAGACGGAGTTTATGTTGTGTTTCCGAAAGCGGCTATCAATGCCCGTGGCTCTAATACCGATAAGGCTGTCGGATTGGCTGTTTCGGCCGTTCCCCTTTCCACAGGTGTAGATGGATTGGCTTCCGAAAAGTGGTTTGACGAATCGGAAGTTGTAGTGCCGGAAGGTTGATAATTTTTCAGTAAAAGGATTGTTTTCAGATGGCGGTGGGTGGTTGCTCACCGCCTTTTTAATTTAATGTTATGAATAATCAAGCAGCAAAAACGGTTTCTGATGCCCTATTAGGGCTGGATTTTAAAAATGTAGGGATAGGTGGAATCGTTTATACCATCAAACCTCCTACAATTAAAATTATCTGTCGTGCCATTCATCATTTTTCCAATATCGCCCTGCGAGGAGATAATATCATGGAGGCTATTAAAGAGCTTCCTGAAGCTACTGAAGATATGCTGAAAGGTATTTCATGCTTCATCTGCGGGAATGATAGTTTGGTCAAAGAATTGGAGAACGGCACTTTTGAAGAAGTCAAAGATGCCTTGGAAGTCTGTTTCTCTATGATGGATATTTCGGCTTTTCAGTGTGTCAGCTCGATGAGGAACGTGTCGATGCTGGCAGCAAGACCGAAACAGTAGGAAACGCAACGTTCTTCGGGCAGATAGCCCATTTGATTGACACGCTTCATCTGAGTTATACAGAAGTGTTTGAGGTTATCCCTTATCGGAATTTGCTGATGATGCAACGGGATAAATTACACGCAGTATATGGTGGTCAAAAAGTGAATAGAATCAGTGGTAAGGAATTGGCTAATCGTAGGAAAAAGAAATAGATATGGCGAAATTATATTTTAAGGTAGGTAGTGACTGGGAAGAAGTTGTAAGGCTCCGTAATGAAATTGCGAAGTTAAAACAAGAGTTAATGAGCATGGATGGCACGCAGTCTCCTGCTGCTTTCAAGGCTTTAAATGTCCAACTTGCTGCATCCAACCAAAGATTGGATGAGTTGGTGACTAATGCTGCTAAAGCTGGAGCAGAGATGGAAACGGGATTCAAAAGGAAAATCTTTGATGCTTCCCAATCTGTAAATGGGTTCACAGAGAAGATTATCGCTCAAAAAGCGGTAGTTAAGGATATTGAAGCGGATGTAAAACGACTTGGGGATGCTTATCGTATAGCATTGAAAAGGAATCCGTTATCAGCAAATAGCAAGTTAGAAGAATACAATGCTGCCCGCAAAGCTCTTGATGAAGAAAAGGCGGCTTTATTTGGATTAACCCAACAACAAGCCGAAGCGCGTCTTTCCGTAAAGAAACTCCGAGATGAATATACACTTTATAAGAATGATGGGAGACAAGTAGTAGAAACTAACGAAGGTATCGCTATATCTTGGAAGAAAGCACTGGCGGTTATTGGTGGTGCTGGGGTATTAAAGGCATTAGGCTCTGAAATGATACGTGTCCGTGGTGAGTTTCAAGCGGCAGACACGGCTATTCAGACGTTGTTAGGCAGCAAGAAGAAAGCGGATGCACTTATGTCACAAGTTCGTGAGTATGCTAAGATTTCGCCGCTGGAGTTCTCCGATGTAACGCAGGCAACACAGATGATGCTCGGATTCAACATTGAAGCGGAGAAAGTTCCCCGTTTCCTTGCCGCTATCGGTGATGTTTCTATGGGAGATACGCAGAAGTTCAATTCCCTTACACTTGCTTTCTCGCAAATGTCGGCGGCTGGTAAGTTGATGGGACAGGATTTGAACCAAATGATAGGTCAAGGATTCAATCCGTTGCAAATCATGTCTGAAAAGACAGGAAAGAGCATTGCACAACTCAAAGATGAAATGTCTAAAGGTGCTATTTCTGCCGAAATGGTACAGCAGGCGTTCATTGACGCCACTTCCGCAGGAGGTAAGTTCTATAATATGTCAGAGAACGCTTCCAAGACCATTAACGGACAACTATCCATGATGCAGGATGCGATGGATTCTGTATTCAATGAATTGGGGCAGAAATCGGAAGGTATAATCATGGGCAGCATACAAATGACGACATCCCTGATTGAGAACTACGAGACCATCGGTAAGGTGCTTGCTGGATTGGTTGCCACATACGGAACATACCGTACTGCCGTTATGCTTACCACGTTGGCAACGAGTAAACATACCATTGCGGAAATTGCATTGACAAACGCCCGTGTGTTGGCAAGAAAGGCGCAACTGGCTCTTAATGCTGCAATGCTTACTAATCCTTATGTTGCAGTGGCTACGGTGGTTGCCGGATTAACAGCCACTATATGGGCATTTCACGATTCTACAACCGCAGCAGAAAGAGCATCAAAAAGATTTAATGAGCAAAAAGAGGAGTCTATAAAAAAAGAGCAAGAACATAAACAAAGGCTTGAAGAATTAATTTCCACCCTTCAAAATGAATATACTTCTTCTATGGATAGGGTGAAGGCAATGAATGCAATAAAGAATGAATATCCCTCTATCTTCCAAAAATACATAGATGAGAAAGGACATATTAAGGATTTGATAGCTTTATGGAAAGAATATAATGAAGTAGCTGGGAATAAAAAAGTAGAAGAAAACAAAGTAAATTACACAAACTCCGAGAAACTAATTTCTGAATATGAGCAGGTTATTGGATTATGGAAAAAGTTTGGAGAAGACCCAAATTTCCATAAGGGCAGTTTAACTGACACAGAGAAGTTGCTTGCCAGCAAATATAAGAATGAAACTTTATCCACTTTGGAATCAAAATTGGATGAAGAAAGGAAGCTCCTTATAGATTATCAAAAGGAAGTTCGTTCTGATGAACTCGCTAAATGGCAACTTGATTTGAAGAAGAATACCGATGAGCAAATAAAATCGGAATTGAACGAAATGAAGCGACTTCAACAAGCAAGGAAAAATAATAAGTGGTATACTTTAAATGTTGGCGTTGGTTCATTAAAGGGTATTACAACCGAATCAGAACTTAAAAACAGAATAGATGTACTTGAATCTGAATTAAAATCACGAAAAACATCAACTTATAAAGATGATTACGAGAAAGCGAAAAAAGAATGGGAAGATGCCAAGAAGAAACTTTCTGAAATAGAAAAGGACAAATCAAAGTTCACATCAAAGCAATATGAAGAAGCAAAGAAACGGGAAGAAACAGCCGAGAAATCCTATAAGAAACTTGGCGGACTCACGGGTGGCAAGTTGGCAAAGCAAGAAAATCATGCAAAGAAACAACTTGAACAGCAGGAACGACTTTCAGAACAGCTTATTTCCCTTCGCCGTAAAAACCAGCAGGATGAAATAAACCTCATGGAGGATGGTACTGAAAAGAAGCTGGCTCAGATTGACTTGGACTATCGAAAAGAACTGGATGCTATTAAAAAACAGCGCAAGGATTGGGAAACGGAGCAAGGTGGAAAACTGACAGATAAACAAGAGGAGAAACTTGGCACATGGGCTTCTAATGCCGCTAAAAAAAGAGAAAGCGATATTGATTCAACAAGTAAAGCCAAACTTGAAGCCGACAAAAAAGCATGGCAGGAGTATTTCATTGAGTACGGAAATTACCAAGAAAAACGGAAGAACCTCGTTCAGAAGTACAATGACGAGTTAGCCAAATTACAAAAGGACAGTCCTGAATATGCCATCAAGGAAGCCGAAAAAAGTAAAGCCATAGAACAGCTCGATGAGCAATATGGAAAGTCCACTAAGGCGATGGCAGACTTATTCGAGGATGCGAGTAACAAATCGGTTTCCGCTATTCAGTCCATCATAGACAAATACGAAATCCTTATCAAATACATGTCCGGTACTGATAAAGACATTTCTATTGCTGATTTGAAAGGAATAGGCTTTACCGATAAAGACATTGAAAGGATAGAAAAAGGGGAAATATCCATCAAGGATGTTACAGACGCAATCAAAGGGTTAAAGGATGAACTTAAAGGAAAATCACCGTGGCAGGCTTTCGTCTCTGACTTGAAGAAAGGGATAGAAGCCATAAAAAAGGGTGGCAACGATTCCAAAAAAATCAGTCAAGGCATCACCGATGTAGGAAATACTGTGACGTCTTTTGCTCCTGCATTGAATGAGTTCGGCTCAAGTATCGCCGACATATTCGGATTTGACGATAGCAAGATAACAAGTGCCATTGATGCGCTTGGCGGCTTAGGACAAACGGCATCCGGGTTCGGGCAAATCATGTCGGGTGATATTGTCGGAGGCGCAATGAGTGCGGTTTCTGGAATTTCCTCTGTAGTGTCCGCGTTGGACGGGATGTTCGGTGCCGATTATTCCCACTATAATGAGATGGTCGAGGAATATAACAAACTCAATGAGATATGGGATGAGCTGATAGACAAGAAGCTGGAGTACATCAACACATCTTACGGAGCAGAAGCGGACAAGGTAGGCAAAGAGGCTCTTGAACTTGTCAACAAGAGTATTGAGGCGTACAGAATACTTGGGCGTGAACGATTAAACTCCGGTGCGTCTGCCGGTTCTCATTCCATTGGCAAGCGCATGGCAAAGAATACCTCGTCAAGCGACTGGCAGGACATCGCCAGAGCGCTCGATATGTCTGTCAAAGACGCCAAGGATTTTATAGGTACCGGACGCATGACGGGATTGTTTGACCTGACTACTGAACAGTTGGAGAAACTAAAGTCAGAAGCACCTACTTTTTGGGCTAAATTAGATGGCGATGTGAGAGATTATCTTGATAAGATTATCGAGGGGGAGGAACGTATTGAGGAAATCCATAATCAGATAAACGAACAGCTTACACAAACCACATTCGATGGTGTGTACAGTAATTTCATAGATACCCTTATGGACATGAAAGCGTCGTCCAAAGATGCAGCCGAGGATGTTTCGGAATACTTCATGCAAGCTATGCTCTCCGAGCAGATAGGCACACTTTATCAGGACAAGCTAAAGAAGTGGTATGAGAAGTTTGCAAAGGGTATGGAGGATGGTTCTTTGACGGAATCCGAAAGAAATGCGTTGAACAGCGAGTATATGGGCTACATTGAAGAAGCGATGAAGCTCCGTGACGAGCTTGCCGCAGCCACCGGATATGACAAGATTTCGCAAGAATCAACATCCCAGCTTTCAACTTCCAGAGGGTTCGGTACTGAAATGACACATGAAGATGCAGGAGAATTAAGCGGTAGGTTTACAGCATTGCAGATTGCAGGAGAAGAGATAAAGAATCAATCTACCATTCAATCTCAATCACTTAATCTACTAACAGTAAAAGCAGATGCTCTACTTTCCATAAATACGGAAACAAGAAATATTGCTGATGATACGCGGGATTTGATAGCGCAATCCTATCTTGAATTGGTACAGATTTCAGAAAATACAGGGGCAATCGTCAAACCTATTCAACAGATGCAAAGAGATATAGCAGAAGTTAAAAAGAATACAGCAAAATTATAGTCTATGAATGAATTATTAATTAATGGCGAAAACGCTTATACAACATGGGGTGTGAGAATGGGAGATGGGTTTCTTGATGTACTTGGTGCATCATCACCCATGAAAGAATTTATAGAGAATAAGTCCCGGTTAGAACATGGAAAACGTGTGATAATCAATAATCCTAAAGTCGATGAGAGGGAAATAACACTTTCTTTTACAATTGAAGGAAATTCCCAGTCCGATTATCAATCAAAGAAAAAAGCTTTCTTCGATGAGCTTTATAAAGGTAAGATTGATATTCAAATCCCGGCTAATAGTAGCGAAGTTTACCATCTTATTTATACTGGCAAGAGTGTCACTTACGCACAGAGTTTAGACCGAACTTTCGGAAAAATTTCAGCCAAGTTCAACGAACCGAATCCGGCAAACAGAAATTAAATTCCAACAATAGAGAGATTGTTGCGTATATGAGTGCTCAAAATTGGGCACTCTTTTTTTTATCTCCGAACTTTGAAGACGTGGAACAAATCGACATCAAAGACATATCCGGTGCTATCCTGCTTACTACCCTTCCCAATGAAGGCTGCAAGCGTAAGTTTACTCTTATGAAGGAGGACTACATCACGTTAAAGTTCTCCTTGGAGAGTCCTATATTCTTCAAACTTGGTTCATGCGTGGAGTGCGACTTCGGGCTGTTCGAGGTGTGCGACTTGCAGAAGCCAGTATTCAATACCGATAACGCAGGCTACGACTATGAGTTGCAGCTTGACGCCCACTACTGGAAATGGAAAAACAAAATCTTTAAATATACCCCCGAAGTGGCCGGGCAGGAAGCGTCCTGGAATCTCACCGCTTCACTTGATGTCCAAGCCGGTATAGTCCTTAGAAATTTAAAAGCTCTTGGTTACAAATACAAAGGACAGGATTTTGTTTTCTCTATTGACGGTACGGTAGAAAATAAGGCTCAGTTGATGAGTTACGACAACGTCAACATCCTTGACGCATGCTTCTCTATGGCGAAGAAATGGGATTGCGAGTGCTGGATAACCGAGAACATTATCCATTTCGGAAGGTGCGAGTTTGGCGATGCCGTTAACTTTGAGATAGGAAAGAATGTGGATAAGATGTCACGTTCCGACTCACAATCAACCTACGCAACGAGAATCTATGCTTTCGGTTCTACAAGAAACATCCCGGCAAACTACCGCCCGGTTGATGAGTCGGTGGTAGTCAATGGCGTGGTTCAAAGAAGGCTCATGCTTCCTTCCGGCATTCCGTATATTGACGCCTATCCTAACATGACTACCGAGGAAGCCGTCGAGCAGGTGGTTGTCTTTGATAGCATCTACCCTAGACGTACAGGAACGATTACAGCAGTCTCCAGCTATGAAGATACGGTTGACAATGAAGATGGGACCGAGACTACAGAAACATTCTACAGGTTTACTGACACAGGTATCAATTTCTCGTATGATTACGTACTTGAAGGTGAAGAACTCCATGTAGTGTTTCAATCAGGAAGCCTTAACGGAATGGACTTTGCCGTCAAATTCAATCCGCTTGAAAAGGGAGAAAAGAATGAGGACGGTACATGGAATGTGGATGCGCAGTTATGGGAGATTGTCGCCAATGAAGACTACGGGCGTAAACTTCCGGACAATGTGGTCAAGCCTAAAGCAGGTGACACTTATGTATTATACGGATGGGACAGTACGAAGATAGCCGAATTAGGACTTGTATCTACCGCCGAACAGGAATTGAAAACTGAAGCTGAAAAGCATGTTGAAAAGTCCAGAATGGACCCGAGTACTTATGGCTGCACGATGATGTCGGATGTCGCATACAGTGAGGACGGAGTGCACAATCTCTACAGCATCGGTCAAAAGGTCAATCTTATCAACAAGGCCTATTTCGAGAACGGAAGGCAGTCAAGGATTATCGGATTTGAATTCAACCTTGACCTGCCTTATGATTCCCCTATATATACTGTCGGGGAAACCGCTGCTTATTCACGTATCGGGGAACTGGAAAGCAAAATAGAGAGCATTACCTTGAAAGGGCAGCTTTACAACCAGTCCTCTTTGGATTCCATTGTCAAGAAACTTTCAAACAGCGTTACAAGCCAGGAAACAAGTGGGAACATACAGGTAACTACTGCCAGTGTCGGCTATTACAAACAAGGCGATGTAATCATGAAAGGGACAAGCTGGGAGAATATCATTAGAAATATGCTGTTTAAAGAACAAGGCGCGGAACTGAAAAGCAAACTTTCTACGGCTAACGATATGGAGTTCGGCTCTAATAAAGGTAAAATAACGTATGAAGCGGCAAAAAACGGGAATGGGGATATAACCAAGGCTTTTTTTGATAACAAGGAAGAGAATCTGCTTGTATTCGGAGCTGAAATGAATGGGGTAAGGACGGCTGTCAGGGAGTTGTCAGGCGTGTATACGGAAAACGAATCATACCTTGCCTCCGTATCATTTTCCCAAAATGGAAGTCTTCCTGCTGTAACACTTACCGACAAAATCAGCGTAAACGTGCGTCGCAAATGGTTTGCCGGAGTGGTGGATTCTATTCCCACAACCTCAGCGCAAGTCAGAGGGTTGTCATCAAGCGGCATGTACACCGGCTCCGGCAGCTACAAGTTCAGTGCCGGCCGGTGGAAGACAATCGTAATCTGCATACCTGAGGGAACCGTGAGCGAGCTCACCCTGACCGCATATCCCGGTAATTTTATCGAAGACACCGGAGTGTGCAGCGGCCCCACTTCCATCTCTGTGGAAGGCGCTAACGGAAGCCAGGCAACGGATTACCGCATGTGGGTGATACGGACCGACGGCACGAACGATGCCGATACATTCACATTCAAAACGAGTTGACATGGTAAAGATAAACGGAAGCAGCTTCGCGCTGCAATACAAGAGGACAACGTACCGGCCTATCGACAGCTCGTCTGTATTCGATACCATAGAGGACGCACGCGTATACGCGAGGAACACCGACGCCGAAGCCTATTTCCCCTATGCGGGACAGCTCGTGTCGACCCTTGAGAACGGGGGTGCCGTCTACAAGCTGTCGAAGGATGACAGCATACCGGAGACCGACGGGAAGAGGCACTTCAAGCTTGACCCTATAGGCAGCAAGAACGACAACGACGACCGCTACGTGCGCAAGGACATCGCCGAGACCATCGAGAAACTGATGACCTTCATCGAGGGCATCAACGTGAAGGGCACGGCAACGCTGAACGAAATCATGCTGCTGAAAGACCTCGTGTCGGAGAACTTCTCAGCCGGAGGCTCAGGTTTCGGCATCTACCGGGACGCGGACGGCAACTACCATCTCGACATCGACTTTGTGGACATCCGGAAGAAGCTGAGCGTGGAGGACATCCAGGTGCAGCAGTCCACCTATGTCGGGGGCAGGCAGTACAATACCGGCGGCGGCATCATTTGCAACCGCGTGGAGGACAAGGGCACATACTGGCGCTGCTATTTCAAGACCACTGATTCGGAGGGGCGTACCGTGTACAACACCTTCCAGGAGGATGACCAGGCCATCTGCGAGACGTTCAACCTGAAATCGGGCAACCACTACTACTGGCGGCTCGTGACGGGTACGGGAGACGACTACATAGACCTCTCCAAGGACGACTGTGCATCGGGCAGCGACATCCCGGTTGCCGGAGACAGCATCGTGCAGCTCGGCAACCGGACGGACACGGGCCGACAAGGTGCCATTGTATGGGACAGCGTTACCGCCGGAGGGCCTTACGTGCGCATATACAATGGGATAAACTCGTACACGATGCCCGAACCGTTGATTGACTTCAATACGGTGCTCAGCGAGATTACCGCCAGGTTTATCAACCAGGCCACGGGTAAGGACATGGACAAGACACTTGACGACATGCAGGTGAATCTCGACATTATCAAGCAGCAGACGGACAAGGAGTACACGATGTGGTTCTATGACTATGAGCCTACATTGAGTAACATTCCCGCTTCGGAATGGACGACTGCGGAGCTGAAGGCCATGCACGACCAGGACCTGTTCTACAACACCGCTACCGGGCAGAGCTACCGGTTCGAGTCGGGTGCCTGGGAAGAAATCACCGACCACCTGACGCTGAAGGCGCTGGAAGATGCTAAAAAAGCGCAGGATACGGCCGACGGCAAGCGGCGTGTATTCGTGTCGCAGCCCACTGTGGCAGATGCCTACGACGTGGGAGACATGTGGGTGAACGCGACGTACAATGACGGCACCACTATTTACAAGAATGATGCTCTCGTATGCAAGACTGCGAAGGTGGCAGGAGCAGCATTCAGCATCAGCCATTGGAAACCTTCTTCCACGGCAACTACTGCCTATATCGAGAACCTGGGGGACCGCATCACGGTTGCGGTGACGGATTCGGAAAATGGCATTGCCGAGGCTACGAGGCTTGCCAACCAGGGTATCAGCGATGCCCGGGACGCTTATTATCTTGCCCGGGGGGCGCAGGATACGGCTGATGAGAACACGGCGGCCATCCAGGTGACAAAGGACTCCATCGCCGCGCTGGTTGAAGGCATCCACTTCGACGGCTCCGGAAACATCACGAACATCAACACTTCCGGGCTGGTGACGACGGCTGATTTCAACTCGCTGCTGTCTAAGAAGGTGAGTTTTGATGCGGCGGGGCATATCACGAACATCGACAAGTCGGGGCTCATCACCGAATCAAACCTTGTGCAGATGTTTGCAGAGAAAACCGCTTCGGATGGTTATGTAAAGAAATCGTATATAGCCGCTTTCGTTACCGAGCTGCCCGACGGGAGGTTCCAGAGCAATGCGCTGGTGAGCGCCGACCTCATCCGGTTCAACGGGCATATCGTGGCGAACGACACGTTCGTGGTGGACAAGGACGGAAACCTGACGCTGAACAACATCACTGTCTCCGAGACCGGTGAATTCAAGGGCAGGGTTTCCATTTCTGACGGGAAAATCCTGCTGGAGAATGACGGCAGCGGTTGTTTGGCAAACGGTAACATCAGTTGGGACAATGAAGGCCGGGCAAGATTCGTGGGCATTGTCGAGTCACTGTCTCCATCTGGAGGCAACCGTGTTGTCATAGGGGTGGACAGTAACACCAGTATTGAAGGTTCTGAAGATAACGGGTTGAAGATATATGACAATGTCGGTAACCTGGTTGGCGCTTTCGGCTACACTAGCAATACTGGTACCAGCGGCATCGGCATGTTCCTTCAGAACGGCAATGAGAAATGCTTGTTCAACCCTCACAGTCTTTTTATGCAGTCAGTCAATGGTGCCGACCTGTATTATGTGGAAATATCCCCCTTTTTGGGTATAAGTTTCTATAAGAACCATACCCTCACCAAGACATACAGCAACAAATAACCCCAATATTGGATGGATATGAAAATTAATTTTAGAAAAATCGAGGCACAGACCTCATTCGAGGGCGGCAGACAGACCTTCGACGCAGCCGAGACCGTCGGCAATGAAATGATGTACAACGGCAGCATCCTGCTGGACATAGGCTTTGAGGAGCTGGCCAGACAGATTTACTACTCCACAGAAGCGGTGGAAGTGCCTGAACGTTATTGCAAGGCATTGGAACTTGTAGTGAAGAACTCCCGGCTCATAGCGGCCATTAAACGGGAAATTATCAACCAATTAAAATCTGAACAATGAAAATAGTAAGGAACGGGTTTATCCCTTTTAAGGGTTTTACCGCAATCAATCTGTTCGGCATTCTGTTTGTCCGTGATGATAGTTTTTTGGATGGCATAGCCATTAACCACGAACTTATTCATACGCAACAAATGCGTGAGTTACTTTATATCCCCTTTTATGCGTGTTATGTGGTGGAGTGGCTCGTTCGGCTTGTGTTACCCGGTAATGCATACCGAAACATCAGTTTTGAGCGGGAGGCTTTTACTTGTCAGACTGACCTTTCGTATACGGGACACCGAAAGCCGTACGCATGGTTGAATTATATGATAAAATAGTGACATGGGCTACATCAGGTTCGTTTTGAGCAAGCGCGTGACCGGTGACGATGGAGGTGCCACGAATGCGGTCATCAGCCGTATCGAGAGTGACATGGCCGACACGGGCATGCTCGAGACGAACCTGATAATGCACGCCCTTGCCGTGCGTGGCGGCAAGGTTGTTGAGATTGCAGACTTCATGCTGGATTTGAGCAGGCTTGATGACAACGATATATTAGGATAGGTTATGGATAAATTAAACAGAAACTTCGTTCGCGGCAACATCCTCAAGGCCGAGGAACTGAACGAACTTGTAGGAAAGATCAACGAGTTCGCCAAGTGCGTGAACGACAACAGCCTCGAGACGAACAAGGCGGCGATGCAGAACTTGAAAAACGCCCTGCAGGAAGTGAGGAATGCGCAGCTTGTCATCGGTACCGACCCAGGCACAGCCTTCGACGGCGCTTCCGGTGCGACGCTTGAACAGACTGTGCGCGAACTGGCCGGAGGCGCCGGAACCATGTACAGCGTATATGTCCGGAACAACATGGCCTCGCTCGGCTTCGCCACCCAGTACGGCGAGGAGTGCGTGCTTGACTTCTCCTTCATCTCGCAGTATCGCGACAGCCTGGACGAACCCTACAAGTCTACCGGAGAACTCGGCCTGTGCACTATCATGATGAAGAACGCCAAGTATGCCGACTTCACCGTGGTGAAACAGATGGAAGTCTCTTCGGGCGTATCCATCAGGCAGGACATAGCCGAATGGCTGTCATCAGGCAGCAACAGCGTGAAGATTTCCATCAAGGGGGAGAATACCGACAAGACCACCGCACCGGTGACGTACAACGTGCAACTCACGTCATTGGGCATCAGCGCCCCGAACTTCGCCTGGTGGACGGCGTTCTCCGGAGACATCAACATCCCGATGATAATCAACGGCAACATCAACAAGACGCTGCACTTGACCGTCACCGGCGACGGCTACAGCCAGAGCTACGACAAGGCGATAGGCACAGCCGTGTATCTGGATACTCCGTATATCTACTTGCTGGAGCATCCGGGAGCGACGGGCGTATACAACGTGAGTTTCTATCTTTCCAACTCCGACAATACCATCCAGACAAAATCCGTATCGGTCAACATCATGTGCATCCGTACGGCCAGCGAAGCCGTGAAGCTTATGTGCGTGAACAACGTGGCGGAACAGCTCACCAACTGGCAGGACAACACGGTGTTCGACTACGCCATCTACGACGGTCCGTCCGCACTGACCGAGGCAAGGTTCTCCATCACCAGAGGCGGCATGGAGGTGTACAGTTCCGAGAATGACGCCATCGTGGCGAACGCAAGGAACACCTTCACCTACCCGATGGAGGTGGAGACGGATGACGATGCCGACTTCGGCGTCACAGTCGGCGTGACGGACGGTGCGGATGCCTTGACGGAACCCATTACCCTGCCGGTGAACAACTCGCTGGGCTATTCGGCTACGGCAGGCGCCGCACTCTATATCAATCCTCGGACCCGTGCCAACTCGCAGACGAATTACAGGAGCGTCATCAACGAGGCGGACAAGACGGCCGTACCGGTAGAGTGGAGCAACCTGAACTGGAGCAACGACGGATGGGCGGCTGACGCCGACGGAGTGAAGGCACTGAAGATATTCGCCCGCAGCAGGGCCGTGATAGACTACCGCCCCTTCGCCACGGAAGCCGCCCGCCGGGGCAAGACCATCGAAATCGACTTCAAGGTGGAGAATCCCTCGGATGCCAGCAAGGACATCATCACCATTGCGGAGAACAACGTAGGCCTGCGCGTGTCGGGCGAGAACGTATCCTTCTTCTCCCAGTCCATGCAGGAGAGCTCGACGCAGGACGTACCTATAGACAACGGTGTGCGTATCCGCCTGACAGTAGTCGTGATGCCCGATGCCTACGGGAATGCAGGGTTCAACATTGTGGCCATCTACATCAACGGCAAGAAGAACCGGCAGTATGCCTACGAGAACAACGACTACTTCCGCAATGACGGCAAGATTGTGCTGGGTAGCGATTATGCCAACCTCTACCTGTACGGGCTGCGTGTCTACGACAGTGCATTGCCTTCGGAAGCCGTACAGAAGAACTATATCAACCAGCTGGTGACCACCGACGAGAAGCTTGCGGAGAAAAACGTCAACCTCGTGCTGGACGGTGAGGGTGTGAATATCGACTTCAATGCCACGAAGCTGCTGTACAACGTGTTTGTGGTAGACAAGCCTTTCCCGAACCTGATGAACCCTTCGGGCGTGGCGGGTAATCTGGAAGTCTTCTTCAAGGACAAGCCGGAGAGGAACTTCACGCTTACCAATCTGCTGGTGGAAGGCCAGGGTACATCTTCCAAAAAATACCTGGAGTGGAATATTAGATTTAAGATGAAAGGGCTGAAGGACGCTGATGGAAACAAGATAGCCTCCATCGCGACCTATGCCGACGGTACCACGGACAAGAACTGTGTGCTGATGTACGACAACGTTCCGAAGTCCGGGCGCCTGACCGCCAAGAAGAACTGGGCGAGCTCCATGCAGGACCACAAGGCAGGCAGCGTGGATGCCTACGATGCCCTCTTCAAGGAGACAGGCATGAAGAACGAGGCGATGGCTGCCGACCCGAAGATACGTGTGGCCGTCTATCAGGAACCGTTCATCGGCTTCTCGAAGTCCGTGAACGAGGAAGGGCAGGATGTATATACTTGCATGGGAGAATTTACGTTCGGCCCGGACAAGGGAGATGACCTTTGTTTCGGTTATGATACGGAGGCTTTCCCGGAACTTCTCTCTGTAGAGGGCTCGGACAACGCACCGCTGGGGGCACTGTTCCGTGTGCCCTGGAACCGCGGCAAGTCATACTGGGCGTACAATGCCGATGAGGAAGCCTTCCAATATAATGATACCAATTGCTGGGACTTCGACGCCGGAGAGCTGAATGCCGACGAGACCGAACCGCTCTCTGCGCAGAGGTGGATAGATTCCTATAACGCCGTATATGTCTGCAACAACCGCATCCGTCCGTTTGGCGGCACGCTGGCGGAGCTGAATGCTTCTGTTGCGGAATATCGGAGCACGGGGTATGAGTACTGGATTGCCAAGACCGGCGATGCCGACCTCTACAATCTGTACTACTATGAGGCGGCGGAAGGGAAATTCATCCCTTCGGACATCGGGGCCGGGCAGATTAACCTTAAGACACAGCTCAAAGAGTATTTGAGCAGTGATTTATCAGCCTTCACGGCCGACCAGCTGAATGAACTGTTCGTCAATGCGAGGAAGCAGCTTTTCCGGGCTACCATCCCCGACTGCTTCGACATCAGCGACGCCGTATTCCATCATAATTTCGTGGAGTTTACGGCCGGAACCGACCAGCGGGCGAAGAACACCTATCCGTATAACTTCTGCACTACCGGCAGCAAGTGGCGGTGGCGCCTGGACGATGCCGACACCATCTTCCCGATAGACAACCAGGGTCAGGACCGCAAGCCCTACCACTGCGAGATGCACGATGTTTACAGTAACGGCCAGCCCATCTGGAACGGCGAGACATCCGTATTCTGGAACATGCTCGAACTGGCATTCAGCGCCGAGATTGCGGCAGGCATGCGGAAGATGCTCAGTGCCATGGAAAGCCTGTGCGGACAATCCTCGGGCACTCCCTATGACAAGGTATATGCCTTCTACAAGAAGTATTATCTCGGCATCAAGAACTATTTCCCGGCCACGCTGGTCAACGCCGATGCCAAACGCTACGAGATAGCCAAGATAGCCTACAACAGCGGCTCTTATACCAACGACACCGACCCTATCACCCAATCGCATGGCGACTTCTGCTCTGCCGAAACCGCCTGGGTGAAGAAGCGCATCATGTACATCATGTCGAAATACAGCTACGGTCTGTTTTCAAACAGCGGAACGGACACCATCATCGTGCGTGCAGCAGGCGACCTGATAGATTACGAGATAACCCCGGCATTCGACATGTACCCGGCCATTGCAAACGGTACCAGCATCGTGCAGGGCGCAAGGACCAAGGCCGGTGAAGTGTGCCGGATGACCATCGACCTCGGCGGCTCTGCCGACCAGCAGAACGCCATCCAGGCGGCGAGCTGGCTGCTCTCCATCGGCGACTGGCACCGGAAGAACGTCAGCGGCACCATGGTGGTCCGTGGCCGGCGCCTGACGGAGCTCATCCTGGGCAGCAAGACCGAAAACGTCATCATCACCATCACCGGGCTTACCCTTGCCGACTGCGGCAGCCTACAGAAAGTCCTGTTGTCAAACATTGCCACCTTGCAGGGTACTCTTGACCTGAGCGCCTGCCAGAATATCCGTGAGATATATGCGGACGGAACCAATCTCAGCCAGATTAAGGTTCCGGAAGGCGGCAGTCTTGAAGTCATCGAGTATCCGGCAAACAACAAGTACATCGGCTTCAGGAACTTCCCCCTGCTGTCCACCGGTGGATTGCGCATCGGCCAGTGCGCCCCGAATGTGACAGACTTCTGGGTGGAGAACTGTCCTTTGCTGCAGCCCATGAAACTGCTGTCTGACGTCATCGAGGCACAGCAACCGCAGGGTGATGCCCACGCGCTGAAACATATCCGCGCAATAGGTTTCAATGAGGAGTATTACACGGCCGACGCACTCGACATGCTCGCCCGCCTCTCCGACGGCAGCTACTCCGGCTTGTCAGCCGAGGGACTGTCCGGCGAAGACCCGATACCGGTACTGGAAGGCACCATTACTGTGCATTCCAAGTACTACCAGGACACGGTGGATGCACTGAGAAGTGTATTCAACAGACTGAATCTGGTACTTGTCGGTGAAGCGGCCATTCATTTCAAGGACGCGGAAGCCCGGCGCATCTGCCTTGGCATATGGGATGCCGACAAGGACGGCTATATAACGGAAGAGGAAGCGGCCGTTCAACAGGTAATCAATGCCGGCACATTTGCAAACAATACGCGGATTGTCTCGTTCAATGAGTTCAAGTGGCTAAATTTCACCACCTCGTCCAATAATCTGTTTACCGGATGTACGTCTTTGCAAAGTATCGAATTGCCGGAAAACAGGAATATCAGATACCAATACTTTTACGGATGCGTCTCTCTGGAAAGATGCATAATAGGCAATGGGTGCGACACTATTTCAAAGCAGGCTTTCTACAATTGTGGGGCGTTGAAAGAAATTTCCATTCCTGACACAGTGACAACTATTGAGTCTGGCGCTTTCGGCGGCACCGGAATTTCGGAATTCGTATATCCGCCCCATGTCACAGCAATTAGCGGATTGGGGGATATGCCACGACTGACCCGTGTGGAAATCGGGGAAAATGCCGTGTCGGTGACCGGTATGGGGAATTGTCCTCTGTTAAAGACCCTGATAATACGAACATCAACACCTCCGTCGACCGATTACTGGACACTGCTCAATGCTCCCCAGATTCCCAACATTTATGTTCCGGACACATCAGTTAGTGCATACAAGACAGCTTCCGGTTGGAGCAAGTGGGCGGCATATATTCGTCCAATAAGTGAAATGGTAGAAAATTAGTAGAACGGCGGAGAAACTTTCTCTCCGCCGTTCTTTTCAGGCTATTCTGGTGGCATTTCCTCTGAAAAGCCCTCCGGCATATCCACTTCTTCGTAGTGTTCCGGGAGTTCCAATAGTGGTTCTACCAATTTGATACCGCAGTATAATTTTCTATTATAATTCACCCTTATACTCTGATAACGGTCGAATTCTACTGGCCAAACTACTCCAACCGTTTGCTGCTTTATATGTATTTACTGCTGTGTCCGGTACATATACTGTGCATGTAGTGCCATTCATCATCCAGAATCCAAATTCCATAGGCGCTTCTGACATCATGACGAATGATTCCAACCCCGTACAATTTTCCCAGCATTTGAACAGGTTGTTTTTGGGAGCATCACCTCTCACTACGTGCCCCCTGATTATCATGATTTTCAAAGAAGTCAAGCCATTGAATACAGACGAACCTATGCCGGTTACACTTTCAGGTAAATCCACCTTCTCAAGTTTTGTACCCATGAATGCTCCTGCCTCTATTTGTGTTACTGTATCAAGAATAGAAATTTCTTTCAATGCAGAACAGCCTGAAAATGAATCTGCCAGAATAAAGGTTATCCCTTTCGGTAGAACAACATTGTTCAGTTTAACGCATCCCTTGAAACAACCAATCGGTATGCTATCTATAGAATGAGGAATTCTAATGCTTTCCAAAGAAGAACAATCCCCGAATATGTCATCGCTTCCGAACGTGGCATTCATCAATCCAAATTCATCGAATGTCTTGATTGACTTGTTTGCTTGGAACCACGCATTGGTAATGGAAATCTGATTCTTTATATACTCTTCACTAATTGCACCAATGTTATCTACATCCAGCTTCTCTTTCAAGATTCTCAATATTTCCGGGTCAGCTATTCTCACGCAAGCGATTCCGTCAATGATGAGATTAAGCCGGTTGAAAATTTCCCTCAGTGCATCCACCGTGTCTTGGTAGATACTCTGGTAAAAATATCTCATAGGAGTTTTGCTTTACATTATTTATTAGTATCTTTGCCTCATAACCAAGAGCTTAGTGGCAACTTATGTTGTCATCGAGCTCTTTTTTTATGTCCTTTTTCAAGGTTGTGGAAGCAATTACTTTTGCTGTCACGGAATGTCAGTGGAAAATTGTAATTCAACAACTTGTTTGATTTCGTCTGATGTACATTTGTGCGGTGTCGGACAAAGAAATGGTTATTAGTAGATTATTAAATGAATTGGTGAAATGGATATGAATGATTGGGTTATGTTGATGACCGCCCTCGGTGGCATCGAGGGCATCAAGCAGCTTATCAAGTGGTGGATGTCCCGTAAGACCAACGCGCGTATTGAGGACGCGCATGCTGATGTCGAGGAGTTCAAGGCATTACGGGAGTACAACGAGTTCCTGCAGAAGCAGCTTTCGGAGAAGGAACAGCGGTTTGTGGAGCAGACAGACCGGCTCCGTAAGGTGCAGGATGAGTTATTTACACTGAAGGAGACTAATTCTGACCTGAAACTGGAACTGGCACTGAAACGGTGTGAGAGAAAGAAGTGCAGTGATAGAGAACCGCAAAATGGGTATTAATTGAATAAGGAGGAAAATTGAAATGGCGAATGTGAATCAACTTGCACCGTTTATCCTAAAATGGGAAGGCGGTTTCGTGAATGACCCGGCAGACCTTGGAGGTGCTACGAATATGGGTGTGACTATCGGTACGTGGAAGTCATGCGGCTATGACAAGGATGGTGACGGTGATATAGACGTGGATGACCTGCGTCTGCTTACCCGTGAGGATGTCGTTAACCGGGTGCTCAAGTCGCATTATTGGGACAGATGGAAAGCTGACGATATTAAATCGCAATCAGTTGCTAATATATTGGTTGATTGGGTGTGGGCATCCGGTGCGCATGGCATCAAGATACCTCAACGCTTGCTTGGTGTTACTGTGGATGGAATAGTAGGTCCTAAGACACTCGCTGCGGTGAATGCCAGGAACCCGCATGAGTTGTTCGACATGATTAAGATTGCACGGTTCGACTTCATCGAGGATATATGCCGTTCTCGTCCGGCGAACAATAAATTCAAACGGGGGTGGATGAATCGGATTAACGATTTGAGGTTCGAGGAATGAAAAAGTTACCGTGGATATTAATTGTACTGCTGCTTATAGCTTGTGTGGCGGCTTGGTTCCGTCCGCATGAGCAGTCTCCGGCTGAAGTTCGTGTAGAAACGAAGATAAAGACGGTTGTCAAGGTAGATACGATGCTTATCTCTGCACCTATGGCTGTGTTCTGGCGTTTCGTGCCGGATGATACGACACGGATAGGTGATACCTTGCTTCATCGTAAGCAAGTAGTATATAGAGATAGTTCGTATCGTGCTGTGGTAAGTGGATATGTAGACCCTCGGCTGGATAGTATGACTGTGTATCCGAGAACGGTTTATCAGACGGTGACGAATGATATCTATCATCCGGTGGTTGTCAAGCCGAAGAAAAAGCGGTGGGGATTAGGGTTACAAGCCGGTTATGGGTATCCGGGAGGTTTTTATGTTGGGGCTGGGGTGAGTTATGACTTGCGGCAGTGGTAAGTGACTAGTCATGCTCTAGGGAAACATAAAGTTTGAACTTGGCGATTTTAAAACTTGACGATAGAATTACAATATTTGTAAATACAAAACGAATGTGTAGTTATACACATTCGTTTTAAGATAGGAAAAAGGTTAATACAAAACATGTCTTAACCAAATACTTTTTCTTCTTTACGTGTCATAATCTTATAGCTTAGTCATTATATTCACACAACAAATATGGAATGTTTTAGTTCAATTGACAAATAAAACCTTGCATTTATTTGTTATGTTAAGCCTATTTAACAATCTGCGTTTTCTTTTTCAAATATAGCAACTGTAACTCCATCGCCAGGTAGACACCAAGTTGTACAATCAATATTAATCAATCCTTCTTTCTTATTTACCATGATATGATCGTCTGTGAGTAATGGACCTATGAAATCTCCAGAAAATGATAAATCATTTTTGGGATTATGAAAAACCATTTTATAATTCTTAGTAGGGTATCTCAGAATTGAAATGTAACTTTTGTCTGAGATAGGTGCATATGATATATATCGTAATTTGACATACGTAGATTTATCTAAGAGAATTTTGTATTTTTCTACCGTACTTTTATGTGCAATTGTAGCTTTGGTATTATAGGCTCCTTCTGTATTTATAGGAGTTTCATGCATTTCGGATAATTCTAAAATATTTTTCTTTTCTTCATTTTCATTCTGTATTGTGAATTCCATTAATTTAGGTGAAGTGCTATTACTATTTTTACAGAAGAATAAATCTAAACCGACAATTGCTTCTATTTTTTCTTTTCCTGCCATCGGATTCTTTAAAGTATATTCAGTTGTGATATCTTTTACTAAATAATTACCATTTCTGCTACAGCTAACAAAAGTGGAATAGTTTTCATAATATGGAGATCTGTAATATTCAACAATCTTATACTCTAATTCTAAGAGTCCTTCAGCAATATCGGGTATAGATTTGGATATTAACTTAGTACAACTATTTTTTAAATCTTCCACTTCCTCTAAAGTTAATTGCTCTAAGTACTCATCTGACGTGATGGTTTTGTATAATACTTTCTGAAAATAAGAAAACATATCAGGAATATTAATTATAAATGTAATCACTAAACCTGATATAATCGCTTGTCCTATACTATTTAGTATATTTTTTAGAGAGTTTTCGTCAAAATGTTCAATAGATGTACTTGATGTTCCATAGAAAATAAGACAAAAGGAAACTGCGGCCCAAAAATATATTGAATATTTTCTTCCTGTAGGCTGCTTTGATAATTTATTTGACCTTTGATTATTCACTTCTTTTTCACCTTTTTTGCAACGAAATAATTTCATGAATCTATTCCTGTTTTAAGATACGTTATTATGCATTTAAATATGACACAAAGTTAATAAAAAAGTGTATAATTAAATGGATTAGTAATAAATAATATTTTATGTTGATGCTGGATTTTCATTGTGGTTGAAAAACTATCGGATATTATTAGAAGAATTTGTAGAAGGAGCGGCTGAATAAGCTGCCTTTATATTCATAAGCAACAATTCATACCTATTGTGTATGACATATCCCGGCTTTCGTCGGGATTTTTTTCATTTGGGCCCTTCCTTTTATAAAATTCCCTCAATCACGTAGGGAATTTCAGAAAAGCAGTTGTCTTTATAGTAGAATTCGGTATATAGTGTTAGTATAGTCCTTCTTTCAGCCATTGCAGTTTCTTTATACTGGATTTACAGAATGTTCCAACATTGTGTGCTCTAATTGATTGTATATATCGAAAGGAACATGCTGGACCTCAGCTTTTATGCGGCTGAGGTTTTGTCGGAGACAAGAGTGCGTTGTTGAACGTGCGATGGAAATATGTGTTTAACCAAATTATTAGTTATGAAAAAAGAGTTTTGTATGGTAATTGCATTTGCTATGGCTTTAGCCGGGTTATTTATGCTTATGTTTATGTCATTTGATTAGTGAATGTCTGTTTGTTGACTGTTTTATAGAAGGGGCAGCTTATTCAGCTGCCTTGTTCCATTTCCCAGGAATTAAGTAATCCATATTGTGTAATTATTCCCCATGTGTGGTACTCAGTTCCACATATTTCCACACATAATTATTCCTTCTTGTTTTTATAATATGCTGATGTATAATGTATTATGTACTGATGTACATCATGGCATATCGTTTGTTCTATAGTTAATACAAAAACTATATTTATTTACTTAAAACTTACGATTATGAAAAAAGTATTGGTAACATTAGCAATGGTTATGGGATTAGGCAGTTCAGTAGCATTTGCTTACGTGGTTTCTGGAACACAGTCTGTAGAGCAAACTCAGCAAAATCCTCAGGATGAGTTCACAAAAGTGGAAGTAAAAGACTTGCCTCAGGCAGTTATGAATGTCTTGGCTAAGGACTATGAGGGGGCTGTAATAAAGGAGGCTTTCATTTCCGAGAAAGAAACCGGTAAGATTTATAAGGTTGTGTTGACCATCACCAAGGAAAATCAATCCACTGAAGAAGTAACGGTACTTCTGAATGAAAAAGGAGAAACTGTAGAATGAATGGAAACTCTGTAGTGGTTCGGATTCATCTACAGAGATGATTCGAGATGCTTTTATGTCTATCTCGTTAATGCGAAAGGGGCGGCTGAATAGTCGCTCTTTTTGTTTATATTGTAATAATAGTTCGTTTCTTTTTCGTCAGAAATTCCTATTATAGAGGGTTGTTTTATACAAAATAATGTTTATATTTGTATTCTAATCCCTATTGTATTATGAATGACAAACAACAACTTCTAATTGATTGTATTTCCCTTCTTCCCGTTATAGGCATTCTGGTTTTGATAACTGTTGCCAATGACCAGCTTGTTACTATGGTTGCTGCCTATGTGCTTTGCGGAGAACTCTTATGCGTATTGGTTAGCAGGATATTAAATTTGTACTATATTGATGTGGCTTTTGTTTGGTTGGGTGGGATTATGCTTTGGCTGTGGTATTGGCTCTGGTTGGAGTCAAGCCGTGTAGTGATGGAGATTGTGGAAAGGACAGTTGAATGAATCGCTTCTTTTTCAGTAAAAAATCCCCGTAGCTGCTCAACTACGGGGATGGTGTCAAATAACAGAGTATCAATATGAGATACTAAGTGAGCCTATTCCATTACAGATAAATCATTGTCAACTTCATACTGGTTACAGCCAAAAGCCGCACACATTAAAATAAAACGTTCTTTTATACCTAATCCAGTATATCTGTCTACGGCTCCACTGCCTTTTGCATGAAGTCCTGCTGCGTATTTATCTATCTGAACTTTATTCATTAAATCTACATGAGTTTTACGGGCAAGTTTACTGCTTGCAATCTCATATATGGATTTGTACTCATTTGTTTCCAATGCCGCACTAAACATTGCCACTTTCCGGCTAATCTCACAGTATTCAAGTAGTTTTTTTATTTGATAATTGTACCCGGTTTCACCATTGCCATCAGGATAATAGGGTAACAAAGCATTGCTTGGTAGCCTACCTTTATACTTCATAATAATATCATAAGCAATACGAATGATGGGAGTTTTTATCTCAGTGCGTATAAGTCCATCCTTGTGTGTTTTCTGAGGTAAATAATGAATGTAAGGTATTCCTTCTTCAATGCTGATATTATCAAAAGTGAATCGTCTGAAATCACCTATACGGCAACCGAAACAACATTGAACAACGAATACATCTTTTACTCGCTGCAATGTTTCGGGACATTCTTTGTGGACAACTTCATTGAATTCTGTTTTGGTGAGAAAGAAAGGCTCGTCATATTGTTGCTTCATAATGGACTCTTTTTCTTTTCCTATCTTGCGGAAAGGAGATACGGGAATAACATCATTACTTTCAAGCTCCACCATAAATGCTTGTAACAATAAAAGTTTCTCAGCAATTGTATTCTGGCTTCTTTCCTTTGATGGTATATTCCGCTTATTCATTTCTGCGTACAGTTCTGGAAATTTTTCAACCAGAGTGTATTCTTTGCGTAGAAAATCACGAAAATTTAGAATATGTTCCTTATTGAATTCATTGACCGGCAACCCGTCAATGCCATTGATAATAAGGAATCGAGTCAGTTCCCTTATCACTACATCGTAATGTTTCTTTCTGCCGGGACCTATTACACCTGCATTTAGCCATCCGTCAACATAGCGTTGGAACATACTACACATGGATTCCTCTTCACTGCTGATGTTATATTTTTCAGGATGTAAGTGCTGGTCTATTAAGATTTCCAGTTTTTCACTGGTTAATTCTTTGTTGCTCCCATAAATGGATAAAATTAGATTCTTCCGTTCTTCAATAGATGTGTTAAATGATGTTCTTATGTCTAACTTTATAATACTTTTAGCCTTATATTTTTCAGTCTTGGCATCCCAAAGAGTAGGAGAGACCATAATATCTGATTTGTGGAATAACTGTACATTGCGTCCATCAGATAATCGAAATCTGACATTTACTTCTTTATCTTTCTTCCCAGTTCTTATAAATGCTTTTACTGTAGTCATATATTCTCTGTTATATCGGTTGTGCAAATATACATAAATTGCACAACTCAGTTCAAATATTGCACAACATAATGCAATGGCATGCAATATAATATTTTTATATTACTCTGATTTTTAATATAATGTTATATGTATTGGTTTTATAGTATTTTATATTCCGAATCGCAACGGAATCACAAGGAAAAAACCGCAAATGGCTAATAAAAAGCTTTTGCGGTTTTCTTGTTTTAGAATTAGAAAATGTCCGCATTTTGTCAGCATAGGTTGTAATGGGAAA